TCGATTACCATTTCTGGGTAATTTCGTCCGGCTTCGCCAACGAGCAGAGTAGGTTCGTTGTACATGCCAGATGATAGATTTCTTCGTCGGCTGTTGAAAACCTTTTTATCCTGGCTTCGCATTACGGGATAAAGTCCGTCTTCTGCTCCTGGAACTTCCGGAAGTGGCTGCGACATAATCGTAGCGAGTTGAACAGCGCCTAGCGCACCAACAACTCCTGACATAATCGCAGCAGTTGCACCAAAATCAAATTTGGGGAATTGCGCCCAAATTCCCATAATAGCTTGTGCGGTGTTGCTAATGGTGGAAGCGATTGCCATTGCTCGCTCGCGTTTGGCAGATTTTAACGCTATTTCTGCTTTTCTCTTTTCGAGCTCCTTTTCGTTTTGAATTGTCAACTTTTTATAAGTTTCCTGATTGATGAAGCCTTCATTCAACTGCTTTTTTAGTCGGTTCTGTTTTCTGATTGAAGCAGATTCCATTTGCTGAAGCATCTTTTGTTCATTCGCCTGTACAAAAGCTGAATACTGAGCAAACATATTTTGAGCAACCTGAAGCGCAGCGCCTATTTTATTAATGTTCGTTTCAAGGTCATTGGTATTGGTGAACATTGCTTGCCACTGTTCGGGATTCAATCCGAAAATATCAGTATTTCCACCTCCGAACTGGCTTAAGGATGAGAAGTTTGCCCCTGCGGGTTGGTCACTATTTGCCAATCCGTTTTTCGCTGCCAACAGTTTATTTATTTCGATGGTATAATTCTGAAGTACAGCCAACTGCTCCGGAGTTATGGTGGTTGGATCCACAACCATCAGCGCTTTCAGTACTTCAACCTTGGTGCGTAAAAACCGAATTTGCTCATCAAGTGACCGTTGCTGATAGTACTTTTCTATCTCGGCTTTGCCTTCGTTCCATGTTCTGATTTTGTTTAGTGCTTCCTCGGAATAACCAAGACTACCAAGGAAGGTTTTCATTTGGTCTACGGTACCATTCTCAGCTAAAGCCTGAGTTAAAGCATTTTGGTTCGCCTGTATTTTTTCCTGAAGTTGCTCCTGTTCTTTTTTTAGATTTTCTTTGAAAAGCTTTTCGTTAAGTGCCTGAATTTTCAGATTGGTGATTTCTTCGGCTTTAAGTTTCAGGTCTTCAATCGTTTTGTTATTATCCAACCATTGTTCCCGGATTGCCTCAAACTTGGCTCGCTCTGCGCCTTTTGTTTTCGAAATAATGATTTCAAGTTTCTCCAATTCAGCCTGAGGAATGAGTTTTTTCTCCAGTTCGGTTACGGCAGCCAAACCATCGGCTTTAATCTGCATATATTCCCTCTTGTACCAATCTTTTTCTAGGTCAGCAATGGCGTTCTGCCTATCGATTTCGAGTTGTATAGCAAGAGCTTTGGCAGATTCTCCATTTTTCAACATTTCTTCTTTCTCACGTTGCCATTTTTGTGCTGCTGCTTCTGCGGCACGCTGAGCATCGGTTTTGCCTGCTCTTTTTGTTTTAGGAGTTTCAGAATCGCCAACATTGGTGTTGTAGTTGGACTTTCCATCGTTATTCAAAAACGCACCGGGATCATTTGCAATAAGTTTCTTCTGTTCCGCATTGATGGCTTTAATCTGATTGAAATTTTGCCTTAATTCATCCCGTCTTTTACGATATGCCTGCTGAACCAATGGGATATATTTCGCCAATTCTTTTTCAATATCCGCTACCTTAGTCATCACATCAATGCGTTTAGCATCCTCTACGGTCATGTCTGTTTTTAGATTACCACTGCTAAGCTTCTGTTCAAGCCATGAACCGGCACCACCTAAATCTGCCCAACCTTTGTCGACCTCCTGTCCCTGCAAATCGACCTGTTTTTTCATCAGTTCTTTTTGCTTTTCTGATACTGCTTCTGCATACGCTTTCTTGTTAAGCGCTTCAATATATTTATTAATGATGCCAACACCTTCGGCAGTTTTAATGTTTTGAGCGGTAAGCAATCCGATATGATCAGGAATGATGTGATTCAATCTTTTAAGCGCCTGTGCTCTTTGGTCATCGGTAGCCGATGCACTTTTTGCAATAGCGACTAACTTTTCGATTTCATTTTTTTCGTCGATTGTTTTCTGAATTGCGGTAGTCTTAATATCATTCAGTGCTTTTTGTTTTGCGGTAACTTCATCAGTACGTTTCGCAAACATAACATAAGCAGCAGCAGCGGCAGCAACCAGCGCGATGATAACCCCCCATGGGTTTGCCATGGCGACCACATTCATTTTAGCCTGAGCAGCGGTCTGTAACGCGGTGTTCCTGGTGAGTAATGCATAAGCGAGTTGCGCACGGGCAACGGAAGCGGTAACTAAATTCTGAACAATAGCACCCGCAGAGTTAAGCGCATTGTTTAGTTTTTGGATAACAGTGTACGCTAACAATCTTTCCTTGGCGGTAGCTAAAGTAAGATTACTGAGTGCAACGGCCGTATTGAAAGAGATTACACCCACCGTGACAATGGTGAGAAGTTTAACGACAAACAGAAAGGTTTGCCCAATGGCTCGCCACTTACCATCTGCATCTTCTACCGCGCCAATCATTTTACCGAAACCTTCGATAATCCAGTTAAGAGATTTCGCCACTGTTTCGCTGGTAAACGCACCGATAATACTTTTGCGAACCTTATCGTAAATAGCAGCGGCATTGTTGTTTACTTTATTGAATTCCTCGGTGAGTGATGTTGCTTCCTGGAGTGATTCATTTGATAAGTTAATTGTCTTGCGGAAACGGTCCGTATTCTCTGATGCCGCACCCAGAATCGAAATAACGTACTGATCATTGAGTTTCAAGTAATCAAGCATCTTAGCCATTTCAACAGTATCGAGGCCTTTTGCTCCTTCTGCAAACTTCAGGAAGAACTGCATCGGATCTTTATTGATAAGGTCTTCTACTTCCTTTTTGGTGAGATTCATTACTTCCGCAAACTTACCAGACTCTTTTGCTGCCATTCTCACGAATGAAGAGTAAGCGGTTCCTGAACGTTCGGCATCAATACCACTTTCCTCAAATGCTGCACCTAATGCCAATGTTTCTGCAATGGTTGGCTTAAGGTTATCGGGCAGCGCACCAATCCTCAATGTAAAGTCTGCGATATTGGATTCTGATGCTGCACCGTTTGCTCCCAGCTCATTCATTGCTGAACCGATCTGGTTGAATGCTGTAACGATATCAAGATCTTTAGTTTCTCGGAAAAGGTTTTTAATCTTACCCATTTGGTTGGCGACCTGTTCCACGCCACCCTCGAAGCTATCGCCAAGGGCAACATACATTTTATCTACTTCTTTGGTAAACTCAGCGATCTCTTCTTTCGGTATACCGAGACGGCCACCTTCTTCTGATATCTTCAATAAGTCCATCTTAGAGGTACGGGTATCGAAGTCGCTGTAGGTACGCATGAGTTCTTTAACTTCCTCATTGTTCATGCCGGTAGTCTTGGCTACTGTAGTCTGCGCATCAGCCAGCTTATTGTTCAGGTCGATTGTTCCTTTGATGGATAATGCCACCCCTGCCAATGCAGCAAGTGCACCTGTTACAATACCGGAATAGTGATTGAACTTACCTGCAAGGTTCTGGATAGACAGAGCAGAAGCATTGGCACCAGTGCGGAGTGTAGTCATACGAGCGTTAAGTGCATCAAGTTCCACCTTCGTTTTGGCATATTCCGGTGAGTTAGGATTCATGTTATTTAACTGGAAGCGCAAATCATTCGCACGCTTGCGTAGCTGCTCCATGGTTAATGACATGATGTTCATCGCCTTCACTTCATTATCAATCTCCTGTTTGTTCTTTGCGATAGCCTTTGTCAGGTCATTGATTGCCCGTTCATTTTGTTTGTATTCATCAGAATCTTTCTTCCGTTGTCGGGAAAGAACCTGCTGCTTTTGTTGCAAGTCCTTCAGCGTAATTCCTAATCGCTTATTAGCAAGTTCTAAATCTAGAACACGCTTCTGCGCTTCATCACCATTTACAACGACCTTGAGTTTTAGAATCTCATCGGATATAACCTTTGCCATTTTATCAAATGTTTATGCAAGGTTAAGGACTGGCAGTGGTGGGTGGTGTTACATTAAAATATTCAAGCGGACAAAAACCGCAATGCAATTGCCGTTTTTGCTCTATTGGTGGGCGGTGCGCCATATTTCAATAAAAAACCGCCTTTGGCAACTGCAAAAACGATTCTCGGCGGCGTCGGAGTGCGAAACACACAAAAAAACCTAAAATATTGTGTATTTAGGTTTTTTCGTTGGGTTTCAGTGGGTTAGCTTTTTTTTGCTGTAATTTTGTAATAGTATTTCGGAGATTTAGGCTTTTCAAAATGTTATTTAGATTAAATTCAAATAGAACATAAAAAAGAAGATAACTTACTGGCACAGCAAGTTATCTTTGAAATTTACCGGCAAAACTGCCAATGGCGTATAAAAACAAATCGCCCGGTTTGTGACGAAACCGAGCGAAAACAATCATGATCCGAAGATTTTTGAATGCAACACCGCAAACTTAAGAAAATTCAGTGGTTTCTTCAAATAGATTTTCATCATAATCGGTTCTGTAAATACGATCTTCATCTACCAACAGCATTCCTTTTTCGGTTCTTATGAAAAGAGAGCCTGCTTCGATAATGTCTTCCCCTTCGATGATTATATCGTATACGTTTCTGTAATAACTTTCATTCATCTTTATATTGATTTAAAATTTCTGGGTTGTTTAATTCAAAAAGTATGCGCCGAAGTGCAGAGTGAACCAGCACACGGCTTTCTTTTTCTTCTTCTAAAAGTCCATCAGTATGAATTTCTGCGGTAGAAAATACATCAAATAAAATATCTTCAACTTCGCGCGGACTGAATGCGCTGAACAGTTCTATAATTTCTGTTTTGATCTTGCCGTTTGCTGTACTTATTTTATTTGCCATATTGCTGTGTTTTTGAAGTTAAGAAATTTGCTTTGAGTTCCTGGTAAGCGGAATAGAAATTGGCGCCTACGGCAAAATACTGTGTACCGTCTCGCTGGATTGCCGACATGAGCAGTTTTCCGTTTACCAATTTACGAACCCGAAGGCTCTTCAGTTTGTTTTCTTTGAAAAAAACACAGATCGATTCTTTCTTGCCTGTTTCGCCGGCTCTGCGGAAAATATTCTTTAACCTGTAAAAAACATTCTCATTTTTACTTTGTTGTAGCATTTTATGTAAAAATAAATATGTAAAAATAATAACCCTCCGATTGTGTGGGTCGCTACAACAAAGTAAAGTCCGAAGGGAAATTACAACCACACGCACAGAGGGCGTATTTTAATTCGATAAAAATTCCGTTTTTGAGCGGACTTTCTTTATTGTAGCGTGACAAATATATAAATAAATATTTCGTTTCACCAAATTTTATTTATACAATTTTCTGAAAATCAATGATTTGTAAATATATTGTGTCGAATGGAATCATACATTTACAATGGTTCGAAAAAAATGGTTTCTGGCTTTTAGAATAATTCATCAATTTAACTCGTTCATATAACTGAAAAGATCAACTTGATTCTTAATTGCTTTTCGCTTCTCGTTCACACCGTTTTTCACTATTTCTTCATTCAGAAAATATTGATAAACGATTTCAGGGTTAGGATTAGAAAGCATTTTTTCTTTTAATAAAACCATTTTATCTTTAGCTTCTTCCTGTGCTGCATGAGCTTCCCAATGCTTTTTATAATTTCCGAAAAGAATATTATCGATTACAACATAAATCCAAACTTCAAATTCAGGATCAAGCCAAGCAGCAAATCGTAAAGCAAGTAATCGATGCATCCAAGTTCCTTGATGTCCTTTTGTTTGTAAAATATCTTCTTCTGTCATAAAAAAGGAATCTGAATTTCCCCCATTTGGGGTAAATTGCCCCCTAAATTCATCTGTTTTTACACCCCAATTTCCCCCTGTAGGGGTAAATTCAGACCACAGACTTTCATCTTTTGGCAGTTTTTTCAATGCTGCGATAAATCTTTTTGTTTCGTCGGCTCTGGTAAAGTGATCAATTCTTCGGTTAAATACTTTTGCCATCTGTGTTGCATTGACTAAAAGATTAGCATTACCGGGATTGATAATAAATTTTATCGCCATTTCGCGATACATGAAATTAAAAACTTTTGATTTCATAATTTGGGTTTTATATAAAGATAAACGCTCCGATTGTGTAGTTGCTACCCAGTTCCGGAAGGAATTTGGACTACACGCACGGAGCGTTTTATATTGTTAATTTATGGTTTGGATGGAAATTTCCGTAACTGAGTAGCGAAGCAAATGTAAATATAATATGTAATATGACAAAATATATTTACAAAATTATTGGATTCAATATTATATCACCTCCGGATCACTCATGCTCATGGCGATTCTTCCGTTCTGCTGTTTCACCCATTCCGGGCGATAGACGAAATATTTAAAGGCATCACTTAAATTTGTGGAGAACATCGGCCGCTTTGTGAGCGGAAGTTTTTCGGAAGATTTGTCTTTGTGCAGCCTTTTGATTCCGCGCTTATCGGGCTTAATGATTTGCTTTGCTACATTCATACTGCTGATGAGTTCCCGGCACTGGTATTTGTCGAAAACAATGTTCGGCAACTTTGGATAAGTCTTCAGGAAAATATTTTTACACAGTTTGAATTCATCTTCCTGGTAAATGGTTTTCTGTCCGCGGTTCATCAGTTCCACCGTCCATCCGGTACGGCTGCCGTCTTCGTAAGTTTCCAGAAATTTTTTTAATTCTCCTGCCCAGTCACGCCCCGAACTTTCGTACTGGTTCCCGGATCGGTCATAATACATGATAATCCTTTTGCTTCGGTGCGTGTGGAAGAACTCTAGGAATTTATTGGCTAAATCCCTGGAGCCGCCTTTGCCGAGAACATAAAGATTTTTCAGAACGTGAACATCCAAACCTTTGGTCTGGCCAATCACCATAGAAAGCATTTCCCCGAAATCCACACCAATCTCCAAAGGCAGATTCGTGTTGCAGTATTTCAGCGCTTCGCTCGTGGTTTCCACGTTTTGGTCGCCTGTGCGATACCGCATATAATAATCCTGCAGTACGCCATCATCATACACATGCAGATTTTCATCGAAACCTACATAAAATTTACTTCCGGCTTCCACCTGCGGAGGCATGGAGAGAACGGAAGTATTAAACTCTTCCACACCTAATGATTTCAGCGCGGTCTCGAAATAATTCAGGCGCAGAACGTTAAGGTTAGCAAAGGATGAAACCACATAAAAAAACGTGCTTTCCTGGCGCGCAACATGCCATTTGAGCGACAGTTTTTTAATAAGGTTTTCGGTTTTAGTAGTGAGTGTGGTATTCCGTTTTCTGCGGTACCGGATCCAGTCGGATTTTGCTTTGTTCAGCTCCATGCTGTATTTCAGCAGGGTTTTGATCTTGGCTTTGTCCATATCCTTTTCCCGATCCATAATCCAGTCGAATTCGCCCGGCATAATCACATTGGGATAATCTGTAGTGAATGTTACGCCCAAATAGAAGGGTGAATGCCCGAAAATGGTAGAATCGCCACGTAAGGCAGGAAAAAGGCGGTCAATTTTCTTTTTTTCGAGGTATTTGGTTTCGTCGCCCACGATATGCTGGTAAGAGTTACCCGCACCGGAGCTTGGCGTATCCATCGAAATATAATTGAAGAAATTCCCCAGATAAGTGGAGATTGTATGCTTGTAAGTCTGCGGAGCTTTGTATGGCTTTTTGAAATGAGCAGGCGGAGCTTCATCTACCACATAATGAATACCTTCCACCCAGCCTTTTCTGTTCCAGCCTTCAATGAGTGACGGAACTACGTTTTTCAGAAGGTTTGTGTAGGTATCGCCCACGATGGCAAAATAACAGCCCGGCATTTCGAAGCAGACATCCATTGTTCGTTCTGCCAAAATATCCGTTGTTTTACCCGTACCACGACCGAGCACCAAAAAAAGATTTTTCGGCTGCATGATATCGGCGAGCATCTTCGGCCACGAGCAGAACCGCAGTTCGGTATCTGCTAATTCTTTTACGGAAACAACTGATTTTTTCATTAATCTTTTCTCGGGTTTTCTACATCTTCGGCAAATACTTTTATCGGCAGGCTTACCATGGCTTCCTGCTTAATTCTTTCAATGGCTTTTGGCGTCATTTGCTCAATCTTTTCATCGATCCATTTTTCTGTGAGCTCGGCATCTTCGTTTCCAATCTCAAAATGATTCATATCGAAAGTGTACACCTTGAACGGTTTGTTGAACATTTCATCCGGCAGTTTGTCATCATCAGGATTTGCACGCTCACGAATATCCGCTGCGACTTTAATCATCTTACTGATTTTCTCAATATCGTTTACATTCTGGGCGAGTTTCCGGGCGAGTGTGATGTCTTTATCAAGATCATCGGCATATCTGTTGAGATGCGCTTTTTTCGTGATATCCGTAGAACCGTAGAAATACTCCATACTTTCGTTATAGAGTTTCAGCGCCTGGAGTCGGTTTCCTTTCAAATCAGGCTCGAAAGCAATCAGATGATTGATGATGGCTTCTTTCTCGCCGTACACATCGAAGCGCATCCGCATATTAAATATTTTGCTGAGCATATTTACATACTTTGCAAAATTTTCGTCAACCGTTTTTGGCATTCCGTTTTCCGCCCATTCGTACAGGTTGGCTATGTCATACTTCGTCCAGTTCACCACTAAAATATATTTGATTTTTACAATCGTTCAGGTATTGTTCCCAACGCATTTTCGCCAGTTGCTGTGCTGCGGTAATGTTTCCGCCTTTTGCATTTTCTGTGAGCTTCATCCCAATTTCTGCATCAGTGATCAGCACGCCACGGTTGTAGTGGAAATGCACCAGTGTTTCGGGGTTCCGCCATTCCTTAAGGAAATCTTTTACGGGAACATCAAGGTACACGGCAATTTTTTCGGGACCGTAACCGGCTCCGGCAAGTGTTTCTATCTGTTCCAGTTCTTCCTGGGAAAGTCTTACGGAAATTGCGAGCATTATTAAAAGAATTTAGATCCGCGCCAGCTAAGGACTTTCTTTTTTGTTTTCTTGGATTTTTTGTTCATCCTGTGTTTATCCAAAAATGTTGGCGGTTTCACGCTGATGCGTGCGTTTTTTCTGCGTTCCAGCAATTCAAGTTCGTGAAGCGTAAGATCGATAAGTCCGGGGTGGGGTTGATATTTCATTTTTCAAACATTGTTTTAAAGAAGTCGTAAACTTCTTTGGAGTGGGTAATTGTGTATTGTTCCAGTTGAGCGTTTTCGCTCCAGTTTCCGCTGCCTTCCATCACCAGGTGAAATTCCTGTTCATCGAGCACAGCCTTTATTAATGTCACTTTACTGTGATTCCAGTAATATTTTGTTTTGATGTTTGTGTTCACCTTTGCCACAGCTTCCAGTGTTTCCACCGTTACCGGGTTTCGCTTGATCATACTGTCGGAAATCAACAGTGTTACTTCGCCAACCTTACCGCTTTGCTGCAGTTCCTGAAGTGCTTCCACCACACGACGCGAAATGGAGTAGGTGCTTGCAAAAATCTCCTGAATGAAATACCGCTTCGCGATAAACGGAATGAAGGTAAAGGCATTGAAAGCATTTTCGGTATAGATGTAGAACACTTCGCCATTCTGCGGAATCCTGATCAGGTCTTCGACCTTTGCAATTTTCTCCACATGATGGTTCAGGTAGGTAGAGAAAACACCCTCCCGTTTACGTTCGGGTGTTTCTTTGATCGTATCTAATGAGAAAAATTTATTTCCCTGCATTGATGCGGATTTCTACCAGTTCTTTTTTCTTAAGCAATAAATCTAACTGCGACTGCAAATCTGCTTTTCTGTCCTTTTCTTTAGCAGCCGCAATTGCTTTTTTTTTCTTGGTCACATTTGCAGAGATGTTGCTCTTTGTTTGCCCTAATTTTTCCGCTGGAATTGCTTCGATTTCGCGCTGAAGCTTCAAATCTGCAAAAACTTCGTGCTCACCAAGAATGGTTTTGTTTTTCTGATAATGCTCCAGCTCTGCGTGAACGGCTCTGTTTTCTTCGAAATCGGCAAGCAGTTCATTGGCGATGGCGAAAACTTCTTCATTACTGAGTTTCGGTTCTGCAACATCTACCAACGCATCGAAAAGTTGAGTATGTTTTTCCTTGAAACCATCGAAAGCATTAAGCGCATCCACCGTTAAAGCTTTCAGTTCTGCAGGAGCATCGGCTTCTTTCAGGAAAGGATATTGTGTGGAGAATCTTAAGCCGGATTTGGCTTCGGTATTCATTTCGCGGAGAACATTATGGAAAGGATCATGTTGTACTTCTGATAAGTCAGCGGCTTTTCTTACGCCCGGAACATCGGCTTCGTTTACCACTTCGGTTTCCACTTCGGCAACGGTATGTTTCGCAATATCAACATTCGAAATACCGTGAAAGCGTTGGAGTTCGTAGATGATTTTTTCTACATTATCCTTTGTCGCGCCTTTCCGGTTGAAACGGCTCTGGAGCTGTGGCGATAGTTTAGATTCCACGGCAAGCGAAATCGCTGTATTAAACTTTTCGCTCAGGCCTTTAGGTTGATTTTTTAGAAAATCTAAAACTTTTGTTTTCATATGGACTTTATTTATTTTAAAATTTGTCGCAATTGTAGAAACAAAAGACGGCAAGCTGTGGCAATTGCCGTGTTACATTAAAACGAAAAAACCCGCCGGAGCGGGATTCTGTTAAATTGTTACTTCCCTGAACATTGTTGGGCTGTAGGGAAATTCAGCGTGTCGGTCTTCATCGACCAGGATCATGGTATCTTCTCTTCTTATCCAAAGGCAGTCTGCTTCTATAAGGTCGAAGAGCGTCTGTATATCTAGGTTATTTCTGTAGTATTTTCTTCCGTCTGTTGCATCCATTGTTGTGAAATTTCTTTAAAGTAGTCCATATTATTTCCGATTGTGCGGAGCATCCAGCGGAGTTCTGTGTGGATATGCTCACGGGAACACCGTACATCCTCGAAATCCCCGTCCGAATTTTCGTTTGCGCGGGAAAATGCTGTGAAGAGCACATCTTCAATTTCCTGCGGCGTGTACGTGGTGAAAAGTCCTTCTACTGCCATCAGCAGCCCGTTTGTAAATTTCTCTTTACTCATGATATATTTTTTAAAATTAAGCCGCTGAAGATGCATAAAAATTATTCACCAAACGGATGTACGCTAAAGTAAAATTCCGCTGTACCGCATATTGCTCTTTCCCATCGCAGGTGATGATGGAGACGCGCACATCTCCGTTGGGATACTTGCGGCTGCGGAAACATCGGATTTTGTTTTTGCGGGCAAATTCGCAGGGGCTTTCCGTGCGCTTCATGGGATTGGGCTGGAACCAGGCAGAAACTGATTCGCGAACGAAGCCTACTATACTTTGGCTTGCGTTCAAGGTAGTTCTGTTTGACATATTTTTATTAAAAAGGTTTCCTTTTCAAAACACCACAAAAAAACCTTGACTTTCTTGGGTGTCGTCAAACAGAACATTCAAGGAATGTAACCAATACTCGCCAAGGAGGCTTTATACTTAAAAAAGTGGTGAAAAATTAAGGAATCTTCCTTGAATATTTCTGTTTGACATTACAAATATATATATTTTTTCTAATAAACGTTAGAAAACATTAGAAAATATTAGAAATATTTTTCAGGGTATAAAAAAAACCGCTGTGGGAGCGGTTTGTGTTGGTTCAAAAACTTTTACTGATTGGCTAAATAATATTTATAAATATCTGTTATCCTTTCGCCAGAAGGTTTGAAGTAAACCTTTTGCTCATAATTATGAAAGCCGTTTTTATCTAACAGATAATAGTAAACCCGCGAAACCACAACCAAAGTCTTTTTATCATCCGCTGTGTCGTATTTATGTATTAAGACTTTTCCTTTTTCAGAATAATTACTTTCTGCAAGAAGATTAGATAATTCTTCAAACCTTGCTATTCTTTCAGATGCAGGTAAATACTTGGCTTTTTCTTGCTCTTCTTCTATATAAGATAACAAGTCGCTTTGCTTTGAATTGAACAAAGACATTAAATCTAATATTAAACCTTTTCTTGTTAAATTTTCTGACTTAATTGAATCAATCTTATAATCTAATAAACTTTCAGTTTTAGTAATATGTGCAACGGTAAGTTTTTTTGCTGTTTCTTCAAACTTTAAAAAAGGTTTCTTTGTCTGAGCAGAAAAAGCACACGACAACAAAATAGTTGTAATTAATAATATTTTTTTCATAATTAAAATTTTTCTAAAGATAATAAAAAAACCTTATAAAGTGGAATTATAAGGTTTTTGCCTAATAAAAATTTATGAGTAATTCATAAATGATAAAGAAACGCTCCGTTTGTGTGGTTGCTATCTGATTCCGGTAAGGGAAAAAGCCACACGCACGAAGCGTTTATATTTTTAAAATTTGATTTTGATTTGAGCCGCAATCAGATAGCGTTACAAATGTAAATACAATTTTTCAAATGACAAAATATATTTACGGAAAATCTTTTTTAATCTCTGAAAGACCATCCATTATTTTGCGGTAGGTTTTATCGGAAATTTCAAGTTTCCCGGAAACGTATTTTTGCAGGTTCTGCCGGCTGATGCCAATCTTCTGCCCAAATACCGAAAGGTTGAGCCAGGAAAGCTTCTCAAAAATCGCTTTTATTTCTTCGTTGTGTGTCATACTACAAATGTAGTAAATAACAATGATATATGCAAATTAATCTACATCGTCCTGAAGCTTTCGGAACTGCGCTTTTACTTCTTCGGTAAACCCAAAAGAAAGCTGCTTGATAAGGAAACGCTTGTGGCTGAAAATAATTTTGTTGTGAATAGGATAATTTTTCTTTTTCTTTTCTCGTCCTGCTTTTACTTTTCTCGTCGCTGCGGAATAGTTCTTTGCTTTCCTGGTCTTCATGTCCACAAATCTGTGAACCGCCAAATGGTCGTAAGTGAGCGAATTTTTATCTACACTCATATTCACACGGCGCCATTTCGTCTGAGAGAATCCGCGCATTTCGCGACGGCTGTCTTTTAGGATTGATGAAGCCTGATCTCGGAGCGTTTGTTCAATAAAACGCTCTTCGATGGAATTTCCTTTGTTTCTTTCGCTGATTAAACTCATTACCCAATATCAAAACTTATACTCCAACCGTTGCAGTCGGATTTTTTCCACTCCGGATCTATACGGATAGAATCCACAAAGATATCACGCAGGAAACCCGAACAACCTTCCGTTGCAAGATTCAATATTTTTTCCCGAACTGCTTTTGCAACTTGATATGTTTCTTCAAAAACCTGAATAAACTGTTCCTGATCGAGATCGGAATAATCTATTTTTTCAAGGATGAAAAGCATGGCTGTTGTTTGGTTTCGGTAGCTATCGGCATTACTTCCGTTCGTTCCATAACTAGGAAGAACACCCACGAGGAAGAAATTGTCTTCATTATATTTTTCGGCCAAAGTTTTTACCAGCTGGCTGTCATCAATCACCAACCAGGCGGAATTGATCTCAGCAATGGAATCTTTCAATTGTGTGAGTAAACTATTAAACTGCTGTGGACTCATGTTGATTTGGTTTTTCGTCGAGTTGTTTTTTCTGAATCTGATACAATCTTTTCTGCACCGCCCAGAAGTTGGCGCGCCTGATTTCGTGATATGGTCCGAAAACTCCACTTTCCGCAAGATCATTCAGCAGACCAAACATTCCTATTCCCGGAATGTTGCTTTTGGATTGTTCGCCCGTAGGTTCGTAGATGATGGATAAATCAATGCTTTGTCCCTGCACAAATATCTCACCGCTCATAATGAAGAGCTGCATGGCTGAAAAATAGAGATAGAAGCCATATAAATGCCTGATATCTGTAATCCTGAAAATAGATTTCGCACGGTTTCTGGAAACTTTAGGATCGTATTTTTCACCTTTTTTGAGATAGAAAATTGCGAAAAGTTTGCAGAGATAATTTTTATCGCCGGTCTGTGAATAATTAATAAATTCCTCAAGTCCGTCAACATACTGCCCGAATTCCACATCCTCGAAAATATCTTCGGGACCGTAAAAGGTCTGAAAGAATCCTGCTTTGATTTTCGGCAGGTGATTGTTCACGTAGAATTGAAGGATTTTCAGTTCGGTTTTACCTTCTTTTTCGGTTTGCTCAAAGAATGAATCCACGAGCTCGCCAAGGATGAAAACTTTCTCGTGAATCTCGGGATCCTTTTTACCGGAAGGTTTTAAATTCAAAAGAGCGTACACGGCAAGACTTCGAAATTCTTCATAGGAAATTTCCCCGGTCTGGAACATCCAAATCAGTTTCGCCATGTGCGCATACTGCTGCCGATCGCACTCGCCCAAATGTTCGGGCATATAGAGGAAAGTTTTTCTTTCCGGTATTTCGATTGATCTCATTAAGTATCTATAAATCCGTCAGCATCCCAAATTCCGCTGTCGATGATTATTTTGTTTGGATAAGGTTGTGATGTTGCAGCGGCTTGTCTGATGAGACCTTCCAGAGCCTGCAGGTATTTCAACGCATCATCACGGAAAATCATAGCGGTTTCCAGATATTCAAGTTTTGCAGATGGCTTCATGTTTCTGCCTACGGTTCCGCTACCGGTTCCCAGGCTTTGCTGCAGAACACCTTCCGGGAAAAGCTGAATATTTAGTCTTCGGATTCCCCAGTTCATGGCATAATATACACACGCTTTTTCAGCGATGTTTTTCATAGCCGGGGTAAAATCAGGTTCAGGAAGCGGACCAATTCTCGGGAGCAGTTCCAGGTCTTCGCATTCTTGCAGAGCCGGAATAAGTTTCAGGTAGAGATAATAAGAACCGCCGATATTGAAATGCTTTTCAAACAGATCAAGCGAGTTCACCATCAAATCTTTGTGATTGTATTTTGCAATATTCACCGTGAGATCATTGGCGAACATGTGCTTCAGCAGTAAATCCAAATGCCTGTAATACAGATTATCCAAAGCCTGAGTATTGGCATCGAGCATCCATTGCCACGGTGTACCGTCTTGATCATCCGTTCTCACTTTTCTGCCACGAGCCGTGAAAGCTACATCGGCAGTTGGTGTATAAATAATGAGCGCACGGAGCATAATCGCATATTTAACCAGCTTCCCGAATTCGGAT